CTCCTGAGAAAAAAATACCTAGGGGGCCTTTCGACCCCCTAGGTACAAATAACAAAATGTAATTAATTATTAGATGTCATACGAACCTTGGATTGCAGCGCAAAGTTCTGGACGAAGAACACCAGCGCCACCCATAATTGAACTAACAGTAAAGTATGTACCACGACGGACATCCTTAACTGTTTCAACCTTCATACCTTGTAAGCGTAACGAGCAAACAGCATTACGTTGCCAAATCAAAGCTTTAATTGGTCTAATAGTACCAGAACCAGCTGCAACAGCAGAAGATGGAACGTTATTAGTTACGGTTGGGCCTTGTGGATTAGTAAGACTGTATTCAGCACCAGCTGCAACACTACCAAGCCAGTTAAAATCATACTTAGCATCGCCAAGATCCCAAATATAACCTGGAGTAGTTACTAAACCAGTTGATGCACTGACTACACGGTTAACAGTAGTACTTGAGTTACCTTTAGATTTAACAACAGTACCATCAAGTTGAGCAAGGTGGTTGCTCTTGATGATCTTGACACCCATGTATTCAAGAACATCACCAAGACCAAACATACCCTGATTAAGACCAGCACCTAAACCACCAGCTTCAGATACACCACCGAAGAATGGACGGCCAGCACAACCAAGAAGACCAGTATTATCACGAGCAATACCAAGAGCACGGATATCGTGGAAAGCAGCTGGAGTTACAGCGCAATAAACTTCACCAGCTGGAACATCTTGTTCTTGGAGATTTACCATGTAATATTCAAGGTGTTGAAGAAGTGCAAGAGCAGCATCGGTTCGTTGTGTATCGTTTACACCAGTACCACGATTACCGAGATTATTAAATACTGCATTACCACTAAACTTAAAACCACCAGTGTAGCTGTCATTATTCATACCAGCAAGACCAGTACCAAATGGATTACGATTTGGAAGGAATGCACCTTGAGCAATCATGCAAGCAATCTGCTTATCACGAACATTAGCAAGAGCAAGACCAGCCTGACGTGCTAATTCAGCACGATAATCCCATTGGGTAAGCATAAGGTGGATATCGTCAAGCTCAAAGAATGCAGCCATTGGGCGTTGATCGAGTGAGATATCGAACCAACCTGGAGTAGAAATACCTGAATCTCCAACTAGTTCTTCACCAGCTTCCCAAATACCCTTGTGTCCAACGACACCAGTAATTGGGAAACGCTTGGTTGTACCTGATTCAATAGTCTCAGTAACAACCATTGGTTCAAAAATATTGTATTGGTCATAGGCATTAATTACTTCACCTGACCAAATAGGAAGCCAATAATCTGGATTCGCAGTACCAGAAACAGCTGGAATACTTGTATTACCAGCAACTTGACCACCCCTTGGCCAGTTAGCTAAAGCACCGTCTAATGCACCACCTGTTGGTACAACACCTACACCCGAATCAATAGGGAAAATTGATGTTAATGGATCACCTGGCATATTTGTTTCTCCTTATATAGAAACTCTCTTTTAAATTAAATAAATATTAACGAAGGAGAAATTATTAATTAGTCCGTGTCCTAGTAAGAAATATAAATAAAATTTCCTTACAGGATTATACAGAGTTAACGATTTCTAAAACCATACTTAGATGTATTAACAACCATTGCTTCTACTGCCTGTCTATATTTTGAATCTACACGAAATCTTGGATCGCGTAGGGCAGCTTGTTGTTCAGCAAGATTTTTAAACACCTGTACAGATTGTGGAACTTGAGTGGGATTAACCCGATTCTGCATAGCCTGGGGTTCCTGAGCCTTGGGCTTTGCCTGTGGTTGTGTTTGCTCATATTCAGCCTTAAGACCTAGGAGGACATTCTTATAGGCGTTTGTTTGAAGAGAGCGATTAATGGCTGCAATCTCATCAGCTGGCTTGGACTCTTGAGCCCACTTGAATAGACGCTTAAGGTTGTCACTTCCGCCCACGACAACTGAAGCATCTTCCCAAGATTGCTTTGCTAATGCTTTACGACCCTTAATCATTTGCTCAATGATTACTTCATCAGCACCCATCTTAGCCTGAATTTCTTTACGAGTAGCTGCACTTACGGCACCCGTTGAGTCAATTTCTTTGCCCCAACGAAGCCAATCTTCTGCACTAACCCGAGCCGTAGATCCAGGCTGAGGAGTAGGTGGTGGTGTAATCTTTAGATCTTCTGGAACGCCAGAAAGATCCTCGACTGGTTCTGGTTGAACCTGAGCTTGAGGTGAGTCCCCCACATAGTTAGGATTAGTCACCCCATTTTGATTATACTGCTTCTTTAGAGAAGCTATTTCCTGTCTGGCTTGAGTGAATCCCTTACGGGCTTCGATTAAACTGTTAAACCAATCATCAGCAGATTTAAAATTACTGGGGATCTTTTGTCCCTGATCTTGAACATACTTCATAAACATAGCACGTTCATGGCTGGTTTGTGGATCTTCTGATTGGATTGGTGTAGCAATAATTGGCTGAGTCTCGACAGGTTGAGATTGTTCAGCATTGTTTGTATCTAACATTTAACTCTCCTTTAAGATTGTTCGGATTACCGAGTCTTAGTTTTTTTCTTTGTTATTGGTTTTTTAGAATCTGGCTTTGGACCAGTACGTTCCTTGACATAGTTCATATCATATTTCTTTTTCATTTCTTCTTTACTTTCTTACTGGATTTTTTCTTAGTTGGTTTCTTCTTCTTTGGCATTGGGGTTTGTTCTTCTTGTGGAACCATAGGCATCCCCATGCCCATTTGAGACTCAACCATACCAGGACCCATACCAGTTGGCATTCCCATACCTATACCCATCATTGGCATTCTACTCATTGCAACCTCATTTCTTTATCTTGTTAAAAATTACTTTACCTGTTTTATGGATATTGGCTTCAACGGTTGAAAGAGTACCTGACGTAGAATCAATTTGACCGCCTTCAAGGTAATCCAACAAACCACCATTTATATTTGTTGAGGTAGTAACTAAAGTATAAGTGGTATTGCTAGGGGTATTGGCTGCTGCAATTAATGTAGTAGTTGTACCGGTTTTATTTGTTACAGCAATAGTGCCTAAGTCTTTTTGATTATTATCTAATAGTTGTGCAAGTCTTGATTTATTTGTTGCAGTAAGACCCGTACTACAAGTAAGTTTACCAGTTAAAGTAGGATTAGTAAGATCAATATAACCTTGATAATGAATTGCATATGCTTGTTGAATAGTAATGGCTGGCATTATAGTTTCCTTTATTGAACGATTTTATGAATATACCTAGCTAAAGTTCTTTTAGCTTGAACATTTCCTTGGTCACATAGAGCATCATACTCAACATAATAAGGAGTAAGATCAACTCCTTCAGTAGATATAGTAAGAAGTTCTAAAGATGCACCTGATACTGGATCGGTGTTATAATTAAGTATTTTAGAAAATAAAGGAATCCAAGGAGGAACAAAGTTAACTGTTGCAACATTAGCTCTTATATGTTCAACTAACAACTCACCAACTGCTAAAGCTCCTTTTTCTGATAACAAAGTAAATTCAGGAGGATCTTCACTTGAATTTGTTGCATACCAATCATCATTGACTGCCATAGCATTTAATGCAACTGAAATTGAAGGTATTTGTCCTAAATTTATATAACAAGAGTTTTTTGCTGCTGGATTTGTTAATGCATCAAATGTACTTGGAGGAGATGGATTATAGTAACCTGACTCACTAAGTATATTGTTTATAAAAATTTCAGAAGCACGAATGTAAGATTGTCTTGAAGTTATAGTTTGAAAGAATAATTCAGTAGATGCAGTTGAATTAAAGTTAGTTCCATGTGCTGTTCCATAACCAGGCAAATCTGATCTACTAACAAACCCTGGTGTATAAAAAACAAATACAACTTCATCTCTGCTTATTCCTAAGTTTATAGCTGACTGTGCTATAGTAAATATTATACTATTTCTATCAAACGGTGCTCTTTTTGAATCATCTAAACTGTCTGTTAAATAATCCCATGCACCTACGCCATTATATGTTGCAGCTAGGTCAGCTAATTCCCAAATACCAATTTCTACAAAAACTACAACTTTACATTTAGATTGAACTGAACTAAAAGCAAGTTGCCGCCTTCTAATTTGTCTGAAAATTTCTGCTATACCAGCTTGCATAGTGATGTCATTATCTGAACACCTATACGCATTATCTCCTGTGCGAGAAAGATAGGTTTTATCATAAATTGTAAAAGCAATGCCATGTAGATTATTAGTATCTATTCCATAGTGTGAAGTAACTACTAAATTACCTTTAACAGTATCATTTGTACCTTTACCAACAAAACCAAATTGTAATTCTCTTGTGGTATGTGTTGGATTAAGGGCAGCTAAGTTATAAGTCTTAGTAATTTCATGAACATTAAAACCACGTCTTGATTCTAAATTAGAAACTAAAGTTCCAACAGGTAAGTTTCTAACATCTCCAGCAGCAATTGTTGTTAGTGGTTGATTTTTGCTTTCTGGTAAATAATGTCCAGTTAATACAACATTTGATGTTGGATTAAAAATACCAGGTTCATTTAAATATTGTTTTGGTGTAACTGCATTTACTACATAATTAAAACCAGTACTTGCAAAGATTCCTAATTTAGCAAGTCTTTCTTGTTCAGTTAAAGTCCTTACAATCGGTGTATGCAAACCATTGACAACACTAATTGAATCAAGAAATAAACCTAATTGCGGTTTTATAATTATACCACGGTCCTTATCTATTGTAGTAGTAGGATCTATTAGGGCTGGTGTATCAAGTTGATTTAAATAAAAAAAACCATGAGCACCCATTGTATTTAAAGTTAAAGCTAAACCATTAACTTTATTTCCTACAATTGCAATGGGTGTTCCAGCAGATCTAAAGGTATTGTATGAGTTATAAGGAGTAAAACTATTAAAACATGGCATAGGATTACGGATGCCATAAGTAATTAAAAACGGAACTCCAGCTTGTCCAGTTGCTACTGCTGGATTTGACGCAGTAGCAAGGCCGTATACCTTGTACCAGTTTTGATCAATAAAGTTTTTTTGTGCTTCTACTGAGTTGGAAGGCATAGTTCTATAGTTTGCTGTTGGAAATATTTTTTTAACTAAATATGTATTATTTTCTAAGTTAATAGCATCAAAACTATTCCATGCTGTTTCATTAGTAATTGCGGCTTTATTAGGTGCAATATTAAAATTTAAAAGAGTAAACAAGTCTGTTGTTGTTATTTTTTTTACAACAATTTGTTTTCCTGAATGAGTACTTAGTATATAGGATGCTGCTTCTGGTTTTAACTGTTGTGGACTAATAGTTCCCCAATATAAAGAAGCACTTGTTGTTAGTACAGTCTCTTCAGTTAAAGGAGAAGTAATAATAAAAGGTCCACAGCATTGCGATAGAGTTGTCATTGTCTGTGTTAAAGTTAGTTGAGAAGCAAAACTAGTTTCTATTGTTTGTCTAGATGTTCCAACAGTTATGCCATTTGGTACATATCCATGTGTTTGAGCATCTGGAAAAATTTCAGTTATTAGATTAGTAGTTGGATCTAAAAAACCAATTCCTATATACCAAACATCTGCTGCTTGAATTGTATAAAGAGCTTCTGCTTTCCAATAACGAGTTGGTTGATTTGGAGTAAAAGAAATCAAAGAAGTATGCAAGAGATTAACTTGGTTTGGATTTATAAAAGTAGATTTATTTGGTTCTATACCACCAGTTAAAAAAGACCTAAGAATTGAGGTTTCATAAGATCTTAGATTACTACTATATGGATTTGTAGGAAATGCATTTGTGTGCCATAAGGATGGAAAACTTGAGTTTAAATTAACTTCTTCTGCTATATTATCAAAAGAATATAAACCCGATACTACTGGACTGTCTGTTGTAACTTCAGCATGAATAAAACCAGTAGATTTTTTACCTAAAGTTGTATTATTATAAAAAAGAATATTATTATAAAAGGTACTACAACCAGATAAATAATTTCCAACTCCTGTTGTATTTGGATTATTCCATGTAGCAGAATTAAATCTATCAAAACCAGGAACAACATGTGTTTGCCAACCAAGAAAAATTGGAGTAGCGTATAAAGATCGTCCATTCCAGTTTGCATTTCCTTTAATTAATGCTTTACTAATTCCATCTATTAAACCACCTGTATAGTGATATGTATCAGGATCTTCGTCGTACTTCCATTGATTAGGCTCTAAACCAGAAGCTGCGCCACATACAAAAATAACATCTGTTCTTCCGGTATCAGTTTCAAATAAAAATTGTTTTAATTTTCCCCATACATTGCTTTTATCACTATAAACAAAGTTATTACAAATAACGCCTACTGGTCTAACTGATACTGGCATAGGTACTCTCCTTTTTAACTATTACCAAATGGATTAAGCGTACAGTATGCAAGTTTTGTAACATCTGTTGCTGCTCCACCATTTGCTATAATATAAGTTCCGGCCTTGAGATTTTTAAAAGATAAAAGATTAAGGCATGGTATAGTTACAGTACCCACACCATCCATAATAATATCAGCAAGAGCATTAGTTGCTGTAACGGCTGTAGCAAATACATGTGTAGTTCCAGCAGGAAGTTGAACAGGAGTCCAACATGGGTTTGCAATATTTGTTTGTGTAGCAGCTGCTGTAGTATTCATATTAATAGTATAGTATCCTCTACCAGCAGTGGTGCTTGATCCATCAATTGTTGTATCTACAATACCTGGCTTAAGTAAACCTGTAACACCTGTTAATGTACCGGGATTTGAGGCTAAAGCTACAGTAATTGCAGAAGCACTTGCATTTGTAGCAGTAAATGTTCCATTTAAAGCAGCAATACTAGCACCACTAATTGTTACTTTTTGTCCAATTACAGTTGCTACAGGAATAGTGGTATTAATTGTTAATGTACCTGAACCCCAGTCAAAACTAGTAATAGTATAGGTTGTTGGACTTTCAGTTGCTACGATTCTAGCTCCTGTTGGGATTCCTGTACCCTTTAAAAATAAATAAGGACTTATTCGTAAAGATGCTAAAGCAGCAGCAATAGCTCCACCAATACTGGCTCCACCTTGAATAATTACTTCTCGTTCACGTCCAGTAACATTATTAGCAGTAGTATAAGTAAGATTACCAGTTAAAGCAGTAGTTCCTAAAGTTTGAACACTTAATACATTAATACTTCCATTTATTGGAATCATTTCTTACCTCCACATCCGCAGGACATCTTGGGTTTCTTCTTAGAAGACATTTTCTTTTTCTTTGCCATTATTTTTTTCCTTTCTTCTTGGATTCCCAAGACACTGGTTTAGAACTTTTCTTTGCTTTTACACCTTTACTTGTACATTGTGCTTTGGTTGGTCGGCAAGCGGGATAAGAGCCACCGGACTTGGCAGACTTACGACCACATGGCCCACCCGTCTTACAGTTTATCCAACCCTTACCATTGTTCCGCTTGAACCAACCATGCAGACCTTCCTTTTTTTCTAAGGAAAAGTCAGCCATTACTTCATACCCTTCTTTGTTGACATCTTCTTACCAGTTTTCTTGGCTTCGGCCTTTGCATCGGCTTTGCCCTTAGCTGTGTAAGGGAATGATTTCTTACCTACTTTTGGCATCTTAACGCCCTCCTTTCTTGGTCTTATTACCCCAGTTCTTAGCTCCTACCTTACGGCATTTGACCATAGAACCCGAGGCGTAAGCACTGTGCTTACCTTTATATGCCTTCATAACTTTCTTGTAACATGCATCCTTAGGCATAGATTCTAACTCCTAGGTTATTTGTTGAAACCCTTGAGGGTCTTGGCTAGATTGCATTGACGCTTGGTCTGGGTAGTTAGTTTACCACCCTTGCAATAAGAAGAGATAGATTTGCCAGCTGCCTTGGCTTTCTTAGTTAAAGCACCAGGTCGCTTAATAGCACCTTTAATCCAATTTTTTTTACTTGCCATATAAGTTCCTTATCTAGTCATGCTTGAAAGTTTAAACGACCAAAAATCTAAATCTACATTTCGTGTTAAACTTGCAGTAGTTGAAGAAAATAAAACAGAAAGAGTTAATGCTCCAGGCATATTCCCTGCTGGTGGTGAAACTGTTACAGGACTGTTTCCATTTACACGAAATTCATAATTAGATCCAACTTTTGTAATTTTAATATTTTTCCATGCTGTATCTTGGGTAAATAATAAAGCTGTATTTTCAGCAAGTGAATTTCTAACAACAGCATAGTAATCAGGACTACCAGAAGCTTTTCTAATATATATCCCATTTGGAACAGTATTAGCCATAGAATCAAGACAACCAAAAATTCTAGTTGTATCAGTATCTGTTTGTACTTGTTTAAAAATAAAATTAGTCATATTAAGTTGCGAAGTAGCAAAAGAATTAATACCAGAAGCAATGCTTAAGGAAAAATAAGCAACTTGATTAGCAGTTGTTGAGCCTCTAAACCTTACTATACCAGGATGATTTAATTCTGATGTTATTTGAGCAACAATACCATTTAAAACAGTCCAACCGTGTGTACCTGTTTCGCCAGATTCCGTAGAATTGCCAAAGAAATCTTCATAAAAGTTAATAGATGTTGTTGGATTTGTTGCGTCACCGTCTACAATATTAGATAAATAAACATTATTAGGAATTGCATTTGTTCTGCCAGCTCCTGTAACTAATATTTCTCCAGTATTTGCTTGGGATCTACCAACTCTTCCAATATTCTGCACTAACTGATCAACACCTGTAGGACGAGTTTGTGTTAGTCCTATTGCATTTCCCCCAATAGTTTGATCAACGTATAAAGTTGAACCTAAAGTAAAGATATCTGTAGATACGTTTGATAAACTACCAAGTAAAACAACATGCCCAAATTCATTATTTAAAATTTCAGTGTATAACAAACCAATAGCTGGCATTGTAGCAGGATTATCATTAAAAGATTGTTGAACTTCAATAACACCTGAACCACCTACAGTACCTGAAATGTAAACAGGTGTTCCTTTAGGTAAAGTATTTCCAGATGTGTTTTTACAATCAACAACAGTTGGACCTGAAATCTTTGATAAAATATCATCAGCAGTTAAAGTTCCAGTTATAGTTACATTATCAGGTAATCCTATAGTATAAACCGAACCAACACTTGTGACTTCTACTTCATTAGTAGTACCTTCTACAGTAGTACCTGTAGGTAATACTGGAGTTACATCTCCTAATTTAAGACTAAAAAAGTCAAGTTTAAA